CAGTTGCTCCTCCTCCAAGAGTGGCGGTGACGAGCCGGTATGAGGGCGGGCGGAACACTCCGAGGGGTGGAGAGCCAGAGTTGCGTTGAATCCGAACATGCGGAAACCTGTTATTTCAATAGCGTTAGTGAGTGCATGTCGTATGAAGTATGAATATTTAATGAATATAGCATCGGGATTATATCTTATATGCTATATTCCCGAACTGTATGCGAACTATAAAAACAAGAATGCGAATATGTATAATATGCCGGAAAAAATCGTGATACTCGCCGGCACGACATTTGCATTTGCGTTTTCTATTCTCAATGATGACGCGTCACTTATGGCGAACTACGGCCCGATTTTAATGCTTGATATTATTGCAATGCTTATGAGGGGCTATTATGTCTATTACTATCGCGAGCCACGCGTGCAGGATCAGCAGCCGCCGGCGGCGCAGCTGCCGCCACCCGCCGTCTAAGGCTCTGCCGGAGATACTACAAATAGGAAATGTCAGAAGCGCAAACGATTCTGGCATTTGATATTGGAATCCGGAATCTGGCCTGGTGTTTGCTGCAGGCCTCGGACATTTCGGGAGTGCCGGCCAAGATTCTCGGCTGGCAGAACTACGATCTTCTGACCGGACAAGGCGCCGAGGTTCAGAAGATCAAGATCACTTGCCTCCGTTGTTCCGTTACCGCGGCCTTTACGAATCCGGTGGATGCGGCTGGGGCTACGTGTCTCCGCCACTGTCCCACCAGCCATCCACCTCTGAAGGATTTGAGTGGAGCCGTTCTCAAACGCATTCCGGATCTGAAGACTCTGCGGGCTCTGGCTCCTACTGTGCGCGCCGCCACGAAGGCGAAGTTGGTGGCGGCGCTGGCGGCTTCCCGGTCAATGCCTTTGGAGAAGGTGAAGATGAAGCGGGCCATGGATACGGAACTGTCTCTACTGCATGACTCGATCCGCACGTTCGTCGGGGCAAATCTGGAATCTTTTCGCCTGGCCACCCACATTCTTCTAGAGAATCAACCGGTTCTGAAGAATCCGACGATGAAGACGGTGCAGATCCTACTGTTTGCGACACTGCGCGATATGTTACAGCCTGGACCACCTCCTTTGAAACTGGTGCATGCTGGAAAGAAGATTACGGGAATGGTGACGGGTGACGCTGGCTACAAGTCGCGCAAGGATGCGAGCGAGGCGAAGGTTGCACAGCTTCTTGGTGGGCAGAAGATCGAGGGGGCGGCTGGCTGGGTGACGTATTTCAAGGGGCATGGCAAGAAGTCGGATTTGGCTGATGCTCTTTGTATGTGCTGGGACAAGGTTTCCGCGTAGGCGGAAACCGACCCACAAGGTTTCCCCGTAGGCGGTAACCGACCCGCAAGGTTTCCGCGTAGGCGGAAACCGACCCACAAGGTTACGGCGTAATAGGATATCCCCGGCTGGCAAAGTGCGTCATATTGCCATCTAAAAAGAACGCAAGAATCCGAAGAAGATGGAACGCCCTGTCACCATTCACGAGATGGCGAATGTAGCCGGCGGCCTCGGTGGCCCCGATTTCAGCATGTCTTCTGATGTTGGAAACATTATTGAGATTTCCGACAGCAATGATACTCTTGGGCTCGGCATGTTGGCAAATCCTGGTCGCCAGCGTGGAAATCAGCAGAACGGGGGCAGCAGCTCACAATCCTATGAGTCATCTGCGCCAGCGGTGCCTGCCCCTTCCAGCGGAGGCCTCGCGGAGGTTGAAATTGGAAGCCTGGAGCCCATGGAGCCTATTACATTCAACTTAGGCTCGTCGGCACCCTCTGGTTCCGCGGCGCCCATCGAATTCCAATTCACAAAGATTGAGGAAGACAAGGGTGGCAGCCTCTTCTCTAATATGCAGACGGCCACTGGCCCCGGATTCGGTCTGACATCTGCAGCGCCTCCCCGCATGAACCCCGAGGAGGAGAAGAAGGAGAAGAACGAGGTGCTGAACAAGCTGCAGCGCCTGGAGCAAAAGGGATTTCCAGTGTCCAAGCGCTACACCATGGATAATACTCTGGACGAGATGAAGCAGGAGTATCTCCGTCTGGTGGATGCGCGCAATCTGGAGGCGTCTCTCCGCTTCCAGCGCCAGGCGCTGATGTCCGTGGTGACCGGTATGGAGTGGGCGAACGGCCGCTTCGATCCTTTCGATATCAAGCTGGACGGCTGGTCCGAGGCCGTGCATGAGAATGTGGAGGACTTCGATGAGATCTTCGAGGAGCTGTATGACAAGTATAAGGAGCGCGGTAAGATGCCTCCTGAGGCGCGTCTCGTGATGGCGCTGGCGGGTAGCGGCTTCATGTGCCACGTGAGCAACACTTTCCTGAAGTCCCGTATGGCATCTGTCTCCACGGATGATATTCTGAAGAACAATCCTGATCTCGCTAGGCAGTTCGCGACGGCGGCGGCACAGCAGGCTGGGCCCGGATTCGGGAACTTCATGAATATGGCGATGGGTGGGGCATCTCAGGCGAACTCCCAGGCGGCCCAGGCTGCGCCTATGGGTGGCGCGGGGGCCTTCTTCGGCAGCTCTGCACAGGCAGCCTCCCAGGCGGCCCAGGCTGCACAGGCCCAGGCGCGCGCGGAGGTGAACTTCCAGGCGGGTCTGGCCGCGGGTAACTCTCCTCAGTCGGTGGCGGCCATGGAGCCTGTGCGCCAGAAGGCCAGGCGTGAGATGAGCGGACCTTCTGGTGTGGATGACATCCTGAAGTCTTTCGAGGATGCCCGTAGGAATGAGTCTATGGAGGGAACTGCCTTTCCTCAGACTGCGGCCAGCCCTCAGCAGCAGCCGGCCATGGCGGCTATTGAGATTCAGAGTATGGCCTCCGACGATATTGGCAGCACGGCAGAGTCTGCACGCACGGGCGGAGGCAGGAGGAGGAGACGCGCAGCCGTGGGGAACACTGTGAGCCTCGAAGTTTAAAAAACTTCTTGGCAAAGGCCATTATCATGGCCTGAGCCTCGAGGTCTAACAGACCTCTTGGCGTATGCGCAGCATGAGCCTCGAAGTTTAAAAAACTTCTTGGCAAAGGCCATTATCATGGCCTGAGCCTGGAGGTCTAACCCCGCATTTTACGGGATATGCGTGACCTCTCCTTACACGCATAATACTTAGCCCACTTTGCCTGCATTTCGGGAATAGTATGCTGTTGTCCATTTACATATCTCGGAGGTCTAACACATTTCCTCTTTTTTTGAACCTTATGATATGCCTTACGGGTGTGAGATGGCATGCTATTATATCCGTATAACTTAAAACCCGGTAATCCTATATCAATCCCGAGCATTTCATGCCTAGGATTGATGTATAACGATTCACTGCTCAAGAAATGATCTTACGCAGAGCAGCCATGTTCTCCTGATACCACGTATTCATCTGTTTCTCTGCACTCATCTTCTCCTTCGTAGGCTCGGCTGCCGCAGCTCGCCCCGCCTTGTCATGCAGACGCTTATAAATATCCTGTTCATCGGGCGTCAGACCGGCTACGGAGCTGGGTGGCGGAGGCTGGGCTACAACGGGCATTGGCTCTCCAAATAAATACAGCGAACTGTTCTCATTGAACAGATATCCGATGGTCAGAATCAGACCAATACTGAGCCAAAACGCCGTAAAGATATTACGTGTGGCAACGAAGATCACGACGAATAACATGGCACGACGCACCCACGGATTCTGGAAGAATTTGTCCTGCTCGGGCGTAAGACTGGGGGCCAGATGACGACCACCCAAGTTGAGCAGAATCATGCTCATTCCGATGAGATATGTATTGGTATTTACACTGCTTATGGCGGCCTCTACCGGGTTTAAGGGTAATGCGCTCTGCTGAGCCGGTGGTGGCGGAAAGCTCATCTCTACCATACTACAGGCTATAAAAGTCGCCGACTACTTCCATTTGTCCATAGTGACCTCCATGTCCATCACATAAAAGAAGGCCGTGAATGCGAGCATGATTCCGACACTATGGCACCACATACCCCCCGCAATGAGTGCAATGAGCAGAGCCAGACGCCATAATGGAATATGATACAGCCTAACAAAGATGCGGGGGTATTCATTCTGAAACACTGCGCCTTCAACGACATTCCACGCGAAAAACACGAATGTTACAATAAGTTTTAGTATCGGTTCGACTTTATCCGAATATTTCAGGAGATCCTTGACGGCTCTCATTCTATTCAGACCGTATCTATTTTGAGCTTGTCGTAGAGTTGCTGGCGTTGGAACTGTCCTGGATAGGAGAGGTGACGACCTTGTCATCCTCGATTCCTAGAGGATTCTCCTTGAGAAGTTCTTCGGCGAACCACCTCTTCTTCTGGGTCACCATCTTCACATCGGTGTCGTTGAAGCCCTCCTTCGCCTTTAAACTCCGGGGAGCTACTGCGATGATGAGAACAGTGAAGAGCGCCATGAGGAGGGCGTATATCCAGGAATAAGTGTCTGCGACGATAACTGTGAGGCCAAAGAGCACGAGACGACCAAGAAATGTATTCGCCGCGAAAGTGATAGAGTCGGGTATCTGGCCGACGTAAGTGATACCGAGAACAAGGGCCATGCCTACGTATATGTTGAGAGGCTGTGCATACTTTTTCACGAGGTCGATGATATGATCCTGCGAACCTCCTTTCATTACTGGCTGGGTCGGGGGAGCCGTGCTCATTCTTCTCAGAGTTGTGATTGATTATAGGAACAAGAATTCCTTCGTTGAAATCAGAGTGGGGAGGCCATGGACCTCTGTTCAATAGAAGACGCATTTCCAGATATTGAAACGGGGTCGGTTCATAAGCGGTGGCAGGGCACAGGGCCGTCACCAACACCGTTTGTAGGGGGGACGGATAGCAAGCCTACTAAGGAGGAGCGTCGGGCGGCCCGCAAGAAGGCCAAGAAGTGCAAGGGACCGGCACTGGCCTATTCCGATTCCGTGGTGGGAGATCTGCCCCCGACAGATCCCGACAGGCCGGCCGTGCAGCGCATGGAGGCGGTGGAATCTGTCCAGGGGCAGAAGGAGGGATTCAATATTCCTGTGCTTCCGAAGGCGAGCTGTCTGTTTTCGGATGCTGGCACTCCGTCGTATTTCGGGCTGGGAGAGGACGATGAGGAGGGCTTTTCCACATTCAGTGCTTCGCCGAATGACGATCCCAACTATCGGCTGCACCCGGATTTCACGAAGAGTTTTGATCTGAAGGGGGTCGCAAAGGCTGGAGGAGATGCAGTGCTCCCGGAGCCTGAACTGTCGGATACTTGGAAGCCGGCTACGGGGGCAACGAGCTATACGGCATTCTATTCCGATGAGAAGGATGGATCGGCGGAGCCGGGATGGGCTATGAGTGTCGAGTCGAGAGATTTGCAGCCACGACAGCTGCCACCGCCTCCGTCGTTCCCTGTATATTCACCTGAGGAGGCAGCAGGTTCTGCATCGGGGAGTAGTGCAACTATAGAGAGAGATGCACTGATGGCGCGTATCAATCATTTGATGGGGCGGCTCGAGCAGCTGGAGAAGAAGAAGTCGCGGGACTCACAGACTGAGATTCTCATGTTTGTGGGAACTGGATTGTTTTTGCTGTTGTCTTTTGAACTCGTGGCGCGCCGATAGGCGCTGACTCGTTGTTCCGCTACTGCTGCGCAGTAGCGAACTCGTGGCACGGCGCTAACGCATCCTACGACGCTTACTCGTGCGTCCCCCGCGCATAATACCGCGTTTGATCGCAGATCCAATGGCCTGACCCTTTGCGGCAACATATGCAAGGCCAGTTCCAGCAGCCCCCGCAGCCTTCCCCAGACCAGTTCCAGCAGCCCCAAAAGCCTTCCGTGTGCCATTTGCGATTCTGGATATCGTGGTAGGAGTAGCCGGCAGTTCAAGAACCTTCAAGTTCGTCCTAACATTTTCTATCACATTTTCCGGTGAGTTACCATACACGCGCCAACCATTGAATAAGACGTAATATGGATTCCCATTCATTTTGGGATTTGTATTCTGTAAATAGTCCGTATCAAGCATTATGGCAGTAATACCTGATTTTGGACATTTCCCTCCCCTTTCGCCCCCCTTTATTTTATTGAATATTTCATCCGCCGATTCGCCATAGACACACGTGCTATCAAGAGCCATAAAATAGGGTGCAGTTTTCATTATCAGCTTGCCACTATCGATAAGAACCGCCCCACTCTCCGAGGTAGTATCAGGGACAGCTGGTGTCTTTTTGGCACGGAAATTTGCCAAAACCTCTTGGGGTGTTCTGCCATAATAACGCTGGTTATCGACAACAATATAATACGGTGGCTTATTATTATTTTGTAATAAGACTGCAGTATCAATTGCGATTCCGACACCGTCAGTTTTAGTATCGGCGGTGAATCTTTCACTGGAAGTCGCCACCTTGGCTACTAGAGTTACGGGATTGGCCCCATAAAGACGTCTATTTCCTATAAGAATATAATATGGATTTGCGGTCGTGCTGCTATTTTTTAGTGCACCGGTGTCAATAAGAACCCCAATACCGGGCGTCAGTCCTTTATCGGGTCTCTTTGCCCACGCCTCCATTATCCTAGTATATGTTACGAGTATAAAAGTCTTCTCCTCAGAGGCGATGACGTTTATAGGTTTGGCTCGGCATTCTTTAACGGCGGCGCATGAGCTTTCTACGAGATATCTTCTTGGTGCGGCGCCTACCACCGCGTGTTGCTCTTTTTGCCGCTATTTCCTGTTGGGCATCTTGTAAAGCCGCCATTGCTCGCATAATCTCATCGCTAACATCGGCATCATCTGGTGCTTCAAAATCAGCAATAGCCTGTCTTATATCTTCAGGTGTTCCACAAACACGGAAGAATCTACCTCCTCTGCTAAAATCTGCACAGACATGTCCTGGAGAAAGAGAAGGGTGATCAAATGTTTCATATGCTCCACCTTCAAGAATTTCTCCTATTTTTTGCTTTTCAGTAATCTCCACGACTTGACCAGGTGGCAGTGCTCCTGGTGTAACATCTTCATCTGCTTGTATGCCGCCTGGAATGCCTCCTGGACCGACTGGGATGCGGCCTGGGATGCCTCCTGTGCCACTTGGGATGCGGACTGGGATGCCTCCTGGGCCGACTGGGATGCGGCCTGTGCCGAATGCGATGCCTCCTGGACCGCCTGTTACGCCCGCTGGTGGTAATACTGTTCCTGTGGAAGTTGTTCGAATAGTTGGTGCTCCATTTTGATATGCAGTTGATGAAGGATAGGTTGAAGGATCATCATAATATGTGCCTGCGGGATAAGGTGTTCCATCGCGATATCTTCCAGCTGGATAGGACCTTGCATTAGGATATTGAGCTGGATCTACGCCTTGAACAGGGAAATTGCCAGGAGGGTAGAGGCTACGTTGTACGGCAGCTGTCACTAGTATATCTTTAGTGCTATTACCTAAAACAGGATTACGAGTGCCAGTAGTAGAAGTAACATCGCCAGGGGAAGCCACAGAACCACTAGTAGTTTTATTAATTTTATTTAGATACTGCTTTTCAGCGTTGAGGTATGAAGTTGCAGTTTGATACGTTGCAGGATTTTCAAAATACTTGCCAATGGGGATAGTTTCTCCACGTTTGAACTTCCCTGGCGTAGTTACCTTAAAGGGATTAGGGCCACTATATTTACCCAGGACTGGATTTGTTACAGGTGTAGCTGCACTAGGACCAGATGCTCTGCGTGTTTGTGAATTGGTAAAAGACTTTTCAGCCGCGAGATATTGACTTGCAGTTCTAAATGATGAAGGATTTTTAAAATATTTGCCAGCGGGAAAAGCTGTTTGATCCTGAAACTTCCCTGCACTTACAGTAACTGGCTTAGGGCCGCTATATTTACCCAGGGCTAGATTTGTCGGAGTTGTAGGTGCACTAGGACCAGATGCCCTGCGTGTTTGTGAATTGGTAAAAGACTTTTCAGCCGCGAGATATTGACTTGCAGTTCTAAATGATGAAGGATTCTTAAAATATTTGCCAGCGGGAAAAGCTGTTTGATCCTGAAACTTCCCTGCACTTACAGTAACTGGCTTAGGGCCGCTATATTTACCCAGGGCTAGATTTGTCGGAGTTGTAGGTGCACTAGGACCAGATGCTCTGCGTGTTTGTGAATTGGTAAAAGACTTTTCAGCCGCGAGATATTGACTTGCAGTTCTAAACGATGAAGGGTTCTTAAAATACCTGCCAGCAGGGAAAGGTGTTTGATCCTGAAACTTCCCTGCACCTACAGTAACTGGCTTAGGGCCGCTATATTTACCCAGGAGTGGATTTATTGCAGGCGTAGGAGGTTTAGGACCAGATACCTTAGCTGCTTGTCCCGCAGTATAGGAGCTTTGAGCTGTCAGATATGCAGCAGCATTTTTAAATAATGAAGGATTCTTAAAATACTTTCCAGCGGGGAAAGTTGTTTGATCCTTAAACTTCCCTGGCGCACTTATAATAACTGGATTAAGGCCGTTGTATTTACCCAGGAGTGGATTTGTTATAGGTGTAGGAGGTTTAGGAGCAGGTGTAGGGGGCTTAGGTGTAGGGGGCTTAGGTGTAGGAGGTTTAGGAGCAGGTGTAGGGGGCTTAGGTGTAGCCCTCGCTGCCAGTCTAGCCCTCGCCGCCGCCGCCGCCTGCTGTGCCACAAGCGTCTGCTGCGGAGAACGAAGCTGTCCACCTTTATAAGTTTTATTTAACTTTCTTGCCCTCATTTTCTTCTTTGTTCCGGGACCTCCATTCGGCGCCATTCTGTTCTAGGCCCCTATTATTTTACGCAAGGCCCGATCATATTATAAATCTCCAATTGGGATACCTAGCCTGTAATTCATGGAACGCCCTGTTCAACTCATCGGCGGCTGTCTCAGATGTCGCCCTGACTGTAAGATGAGCCTTTCTATATTCCCCCGTATTGCTAATAGCAATAACATGTCTGGAAAATTGATTTGGATCAGAGATATAATAGATAGTTGAGCCATCATCTACTGCAGAAACACCTGGAACTTCTCCACCTCCTTGTTGTTTCACAATAGGTCCTGCCACCGTTAATGCCCCATCGGCAAATGGATCGCCCCCTGCATCCGTAGATGTCTCTGCCCGCGCCTGTGCAATAAGATCATCCAGCGTTTCGCGTTTCTTGATTCGCATGAGCTTGTCGCTGTGCGTCAAAAAATATTTCATAGCCTTATTGATAAAGTCGCGTGATCCCTGGCATTCATTATCCGTTAAAAGCGTCAAATCGGTGAAACAGCCTGATACGGTAATATTCTGCAGGAAATTCGCCACTTCCACTTTCCAGTCTCCGTTTGGCCAAATCTTCTCCAGTATAGATGGACGCAGTGACAATTCATTCAGAAGTTCTGCTTCATCGGACGTGTATTTTGCCTGAAGCCAATCTTCAAATACACCACTCTCGGCGATCGGTTCGCGTATAGCAAAGCTTTTTAGCCCCACTTCAAGATGTCCATACGGGATATTGCCAATGTTAAGATTATCATCTTCTGTGGGCTGGAATTTTCCTGTATCATTCTTCGGAGCCCCACCTCGCTGCATGGCCCCTCGCGTAATGTGCATCGCCTCTGCATTTTCAAAAAGGCGATAGACTTTGAAATCAACTGCATCCTCCACGCGCGTATTTGGCGGGAATGCAATGGCGCCCTTCTGGGCAGACTGGCTGACGGAGGCCACTGCCTTGGACGAAGAGACCGGAAGAGCCACTTCATCCGCCGCCGCTCCGGAAAATACGAGACCGCCATCGTAAGGGTATATTACATAGCTTGGCTCGAGAAGACTATGCACATATGCCGTAGTCTTACTTCCAAGATACTCGGGATCTAATAGACATCCTGTGAGAATACTCTGTGTAGTAGAATTCGCCACTGCATAGAACTTCGCCTTCGACCTCGCCTTATCCGTCATGAAATTCGCAAATAGATTTCTATCTGTCATATTAAGCCCGTAGAAGGGTGGAGAGAACAGGATCGCAGTTGCAGAATCGTCCAGATATTTCTCCACCGAGGCAATAAGATTAGAATAGGCGGATAAGCAACCGTAAATGGCGGGAAGCACGATAATATTCGTCACCGATTTGGGTAAAAATACGGCCAGACGATCAAATCCGGCCTCGCCTCTTACAGCGTTCAGAATGCCAGAGTCGCGTATAGCCGAGCAGGTGTCGTGGCGAATGAGTTTCGCGGCGGATTCCTGTTTTCCGCGGGTGGCCTCTCGCTTCCACAGACGCAGCTGTTTTTCGGTGTAGGCCTTCATCAGTTTCTTCAGATTGTCTGTGAGATCCCATAATTTAGAATTACTGCGACGGATAGGGGCGATTTCAAAGGGTTCTACGCGGAACTTTCCATGATGGGTGGAGACAGATGCATTAACGACAGCAACAGGATAACTATGAACACGTATTACTGAGGCGAAATAGGGTGTTTCATCAAATTGTTCCATAGATACCGATGGTAATTCGTGTGAGCCCATAAGATCTTCCATAGATACTCGGATTACGTCGGCCTCATAAGATATTCCATCATTTGGCTCATCAGAGGCGGTAGGCATACCTCCTCCCATTACCGGCACAATAGTTGCGGAATTTCCTCCTTCGAGCATACTTACTTGTTCAGGGGGGGGCCCCCCTGCCCCTCCTGCTTGTGGCCCGCGCCATTTCCAGGGGGCTCGTTTTTTGCAGAAACAGGGGGCATCTGCTGCACACAGTGCGCTGCCGGCACCTGCGCACCTGCTGCCTCCACCTCCTCCCCCTACCCCTCCTCCACCTCCTACCCCTCCTCCACCTCCTACCCCTCCTCCACCTCCTCCCATTACGGGAACAATGTTTGCAGTTCCTCCTTGTAGGAGTGATTCTGTCGGATTATAACCGGGTGGCGGCGCATCCATCCTACTAAAGTGGCCTAAGAGTTTTACCTAAACAAACTCAGACACATGGATACCTTGTCAGAGCTCCCTGTCGTTCATGTAGATCCAGATCCACAAACTCGCCGTCGCAAGATTCACTGCAAACAGGAGCTGATCGTCAGCAGCCTCCAGAAGTTCTACTGCGTGCGCGACGACAAGGAAGAGATCATGAAGCTGCTGGAGGGCACCTCTGATATCTCTCTGCGTCTGATTGACTGGTTCGTCACAAACTACGCCAAGCAGCACAATATCTCCTATATCCTGAATGGCCAGGAGTTTCTCGTCTATACCAACTACAAGTCCCAGCTGAAGGCCTATAGCAAGAAGCTGTTCGACCCCTTCTGCCGCCGCGAGAGAATCATGTTCCAGATTTCTGGCCAGCCCCTTTTTCAGACAACGGTAGGAAAGCTGAATTTCTTCCGTTGGGCGATTGAAAAGGGCGTGCTCGACTTTATCAAGCTGAATCTGGCGAAGATTGAGGCGGCGATGAACACGAATGCGCGGGAGATTCAGAAGGTGCGCAAAGCCGCGTCCGTGAGCACGACAACATCTACTGTCTCTGCAGCCTCTGCTGCCTCAGCGGCCTCCACTGCAGTATCTACAGCCTCGGCCAGAAGCAGCACCCGCAAGCGCCTCGTGCAGCAATCTGCGCAGCCTCAGACCTCCAAACTAATGCAGAAGCACGAATACGACGTGGAAGTCCGCTTCGATTAAGAGGACCCTTTTGCGAACAGATTTGGCGCTGGAGCACTGCTGCCTGAGCCGCGATAATCCACGGCAATGTCATCGACCTTCGGTCGCATGATATCATACGCCTGCAGACTCGCCTTCAGATCATCCTCGGAGCTGCCCTCAGGCACCCAGCGACTCGTATAGCCACGCGCGGATAGCCTTTTTGCCTCCTCGAGTCCGCGATCAGCCTCCTTCTCCTCATATACAACCGACCGCACCTCACGAATCATATTTCGTGGGTCGCGCGTGGGATCATACCTATCGAAGTAGGGATTCATGGCCAGAGAGGGCCCCGTAGCCACGAATGGCTGTGACTGTCTGAAATCTCTCTTATCATTGCGGCTGCTCAGCGGTGCCATGTCATATGCAACGGACGGCACCGAGTTCGCGGGATCGCTGGAATAGCCTCCCTGAACGACCGGAACACCTGCCTGCCAGGCCTCGAACTGCCTCGCGTTCATAGCATCCTCCGCATTCGCCTCGCGACGAACACGGAGCTGCATTTTGGGGGGAGGAATGCGAACTGGGCCTGCATATTTGTATGGATGAAACATCGCCGCTGTCTAAAGGAGAATGAGAACATCCCTTTAAAGCGCTGCCATGTATATCGTCCCTATAATTTCAATCCCTCTTAAGAATCCTGGCCTCCAGCAATTCTGGCTGTTCCTTGAGCGGAACGGCACTCATCTGATTCCTATTGAGGCGACGGAGCCGGCCGATGCCGTCAGCTACGCCGCAGAATTCTGCGCGGCCCATGAGCTGAAGCCCGCCGCGGAGCCATTCTGCGTGGGACAGATTGTATTCGCCCCCGTCGATCCTGCCAGCCAGGACCTCGCATCCTTCTACAGCTGGAAGGAAGTCGCGCCAGGCACAACGCCTCCGAAGGAGGTCTGGCGCACATTCATGTGGTTCTCCACACCAGAGATGTCGGATCCGTGGGGCGTGAATCGTATGATGGATACAATCTGTGTCGGCGATTCCAGCGAAAATACGGTGTTTAACGTGCTTTCGGGCTATGTAGCTTCTACCTTAAGACCTGTTACAGAGTCTATATAGAATGGCATCTATCCGTAATAGAACTGTCCGCAAACCCATTCATGATATCAGCTCGAACGCGATTGATTTTGCAGTTAATGAGCCACTACAGCGACTGATTGAGACGGAGGCGGGGACGGCCTACAGGAAGCCGTGGCATCGTCTGGAGCGGGGTCTGCGCCTTAACCGTCTGCGTCTCTTTACAGAGGATCTGGCGACGAAGCGTGGGCTGAAGCCGGCGGAGAAGGCTGCCCTCTTGGCACTTCTGACCAAGTCGCTGGATAAGAAGCTTCTGAACTCCAAGACCTCCGTTGAGTATGACCAGGAGGAGGAGGCGATAAAGGAGATCAAGCCTCTAGTCATGCACCAGACGGCCACGGGCGAGGTGCTTTTTCAGCTGCTGGAGAAGAGGAATGCCGTTACATTCAGGAAACGAGCGGGCACCCCCGCAGCGGCGACAGCGGCGCCCCAAGGAGGACAGGAGCAGCAAGAAGAGGCATGAACAACCTAAGAATGCCGCAACATATCATAGTAATAGGATGTCCCAGGCAACGGGCGCAAGTAAGTTTGACGAGCAGCCGGCGCTGAGGCTGCAACCATATGAATCCATGTTCCAGACTGTAGCCGACGTTTTGAGCTGGAAAGATATGCATGACCCTGTCGTAGGGCATCCGGAAAAGTTCCCTGTCTGGCGCGATGAAACTGATAACGCAGTTGGCGAGTTTATTGAAAATACAATGGGCGACCTAACAGCGGTTGAAGAGGAGTCTGTTGAGATTGGAAAGACCGTGGGATTTCATCTGCTAGAGAGATTCCTGGAGAAGGCAACGGCGGTTGGCTGGGCCTCCCAGACCCCGGAAGTTCGTCTGGCAGCTGCGGAGGCTGTTCTTGCCAGACCGCAGATTCCGCAGAGATCGCGGGCCTGGTATGCACAGGGCAAGGAGGTGCTGACTGCGTCCGAATTCGCCAATCTCTTCGGCTCGCCCCGCTGCGTTAGCCAGCTCGTCATGAGCAAGGTCCCCTATTCGCAGGCTGCGCCTCCACCCCTAACGAATCGTCTGGCATGTATGACGTGTGAGATGGGTCCCTTCGACTGGGGAATCCGTTTCGAGCCGGTGGTGAAGCAGATTCTCGCCTCAAAGTGGGGCGTCAAGATCGCGGAGGCGGGGCGAATCGTGCATCCTACCGATAAGAATCTGGCAGCGAGTCCTGATGGGATTATTCTGGCGGCGACGGACTCGAAGCGCGTAGGACGCCTACTGGAAATCAAGTGCCCTGTGAGCCGCGCGATCGGGGAGGGGGTTCCATTTGACTACTGGTGCCAGATGCAGATTCAGATGGAGGTCACAGGGATCGAGGAGTGCGAGTATGTGGAGGTCAAGATCCAGTCCATTCAGGGACAGGCCACGGATTTGTCGGGGTCGGCCCCAGCGGCCGGGCATGTCTGGCTCTACCAGCAGCCCACCACCTGCGAAATGGCCTATGCCTATACGGAGGAGGAGTGTGAGGGGCTGAAGGCGCGGGGGCTGGAGCTTCTGGAGACGATTCCCTGGCGGATTCACGGTATCTTTACAAAGACCGTGGCGCGTGATAGAGCCTGGTTCAAAGGGACAGAGGAGCTGCGCGCCGCATTCTGGAAGAATGTGGAAAAAGCTCGTAGGGGCGAGTTTGTGCCTGTGGAGGGACGCCAGCGGACACCGAAGACTAATACCGTGGTCGTCTCAAAAGGCCCGAGTTGTATGATAGTCGATGAGCAAGAGGCTTCCCCGTGAGCTCTCGCCTGAGAATATTGGATGGCCTACAGGCGACCCGCAGAGCCCTACGGAATCGCAGCCAGTCCCGCACTAGCCGTTGCAGGCGATAGAACTTGGTGATAATATCACGAGATTCTATTGCTCCATCCGAATGCACATCCAGTGCGAGAATGGAGTGTCCTTCGGTTATCTTGGAGAAGTCAATAAAGAGCGGACTGATCCCTTTGGAATACCAGCAGATGGGGCCACCGGCTCTTTTTCCGGCGAAGGCATACATCGTATGAACAAGCTGGCGGTCCATACCCTACTCTACATAGGGTTGTATGCATCCTACCTGGGGAACGGGCGCAGTCTTATAGAATGCGAGGGTCATTTGCTGAATGGGGGCGGAGCAGGAATCGGGATCTCCGCGTTTGTAATTATTCGTCAGCTGTCGGAAGTTTCCAGTGCGTTCCAGACGCTTCTGGAAATCGACCGCGTGGCAGCGCTGGGCACTGAGAGATTTGGATGTCGAGCACTCTGCACTGAGACCATTCACATTCACGTTGGAGCTAGAGTCACAGGGGCTGGGAGGAGAGTCATCGGGTGAGAGCCATCCGTTCAGCAGATTATAGGGCATACGCGGCTTGGACAGCTCCGGGTCACCAGGAGTCAGAGGTGCAAAGAGCTCCTCGTCCGATTCCTTCATGGGCTCTGCGCTGCCGCCGTGAAAGGGCTCTATCACGTCGAGTCTGGAGCGCATAATAGGATTCGCCCCGTAGTAATTCCGCGACTGGACGAAAAATACGAGTAAAATAACGAGAAATGCCCATCCGAGAATGAACATCCATGTTGCGCCTAATGATTGTTTCATTTGGGCCTACCTATATGGCGCGGCTATATTTAATCGGAATCCTCGTCGTCGGGTATTCCATACATCATTGTCCATCGCCTGGCCTCCTCATTATACGCCTCTCTGTCGCGTTTATACAGATTTGCGATCTCTGGGACAAAGGGATCATCTGGATTCGGATCCGTAAGAAGACTCGTTATGCTGAGCAGAACTTTGGAGATAGTCAGTGCGGGCGACCACTGCGACTTTAAGATGTCGAGACAAATGAGTCCGGATGAATTAATATTGGGATGGTAGATTTTAGTTTTGAACTGGACATGTGGTGCGCGAAAAGGGTAATCTACCGGGAATTGGATGGTTAGATTGAATACTCCACCCACAAAGGGGCTGTCATCGGGTCCGAAGATACAGCCCTCCCAGCGGAAGAGATCATCCCCGACTGGCCCGGCGCTGCAGCTGGAGGGGGGATCCTTTCGCAGATCTTTGAGCTCACGATCGATGCGTTTGAGTGCCATGTTGATACGAGAGGTTATTTAAAAAACCTTAGACCACGTATAGAATGGTAGATACTGTCGCCCTCCTTGCTGAGTTCCTTGGCTCTTTCCTGCTCGCGCTGGCCGTGCTGGCGTCCGGTGGCAATCCTCTTATAGTGGGCGGTGCCCTCGCGCTTATTATCTTTCTGGTGGGCAAGATCTCTGGCGGCCACGTGAATCCCGCCGTGACGGCGGCGATCTACGCCAAGGGTGGTCTGACTGCAACGGAGACTCTGCTCTACATGGGCAGCCAGATTGCCGGTGGTTTTGCCTCCCTCTACACCTACAAGGTCTTTGCGTAAAAAGTCGGTTATAGTAGAATGAAACTTGATTGGAGTTATATTGTGCTTGTTACTGTCTTAGTCCTACTTGCGTATAGGGCAGGACAGATGTCTGAGTCCGAGGGATTCCAGTCTATGTCATTCGGCGCAGCAATAGGCATAGGTATCGCAGTGATTATTGGCGGAATTCTATTACTCCTCGGTGTTGGTGCTCTTGGCAGCATGGTCCAGCGGAGGTATTAAACCTTCTGCCACGATACTATACAAAGAATGTCGAAGCCCCCATCCGTTATTGCAACTCTCGCGACGATTGATGCAATACAGGATTTACATTTGCTGCTGATTAGCCTCTCCATCTTCAATACGAATCCACCCATAGTCTATCTCTATTGCGACGACGAAGTCGCAAAGAGAGTGCCGAGTATGCGCTACCAGGGGACACTTCATCTTCGGAGAGCTCTGGAGGAGTATTCGGGGATTCCGCGGACAGTGCAGGAGAGACTCCCAGGCAAGAAACTTCCGACGCTGTGGTCGGATTTCATGGCGGAGAAGATCAATCTGATGAACTGGGCCTTTGCGGCGGGGGGCACCGCCGACGGCGTTCTGTTCTGCGACGCGGACATTTGTTTTCTGGGACCGCTGCCGTCCATTCCAGAAGGGACGCTAGCCGCCCTCAGTCCGCACTCTATTCGCCCCGCCGACGAGGCCAGATTCGGCAAGTATAACGGTGGCTTCGTCTGGCTATCCAGTCGGGCCATGACGGATACATGGATCGAGGCCTGTGCAACGGCGCGCTATTTCGAGCAGTCGGCTCTGGAGGATGTTGCAGCTGCCGCGGCGGCGGCGGGCGGCCTCTATGAATTCCCTGTCACACAGAACTATGGCTGGTGGCGACTCTGGCAGGGTGTGAAGCCGGCAAAGGAGCTCCAGAATCTCTGGACAATGAATCGCCTGAAATCGCCCGAGCATGCCGGTATTCTCGTGGATGGAGAGCCTCTCGGCTCCGTCCATACGCATTTTTATGAACGGAGCGATGCGGCAACAGTCGCATACAACAAATGGATCGTGCAGTGGCTGGAGAAGCTGGCACCGAGGCATACACCGGCCAAGCGGCTGCTGAGTGTCCTCCAGAGGGGTCAAAGGGTATAAAATTTAAAGTAGTTGCCTGCCCCCCTGGGCCTTTAACCGGCCGTAATGAATCATATGTTTCCTGGCCTTCACAGAGCAGTGGAGCCCAGAGCCCCGCTCCCGAAAGTCTTTGAAGAGCATGCAACGGCGGAGCTCATGGGAGAGCAGGAGACCACCGCCGCCAAATGCGTGGGCTGCGGAACGAAGCGCGAGGACTGGACATTTGACGACTTGAGTGTATGCCACTCATGTGGTCAAGTGATGGAGCGCCCAATCGATTCGGGCGCAGAGTATCGCTTCTTCGGGCTGGAGGAGCGGGGCGGAGGCGACCCGTGCCGTGTGGGTGCGCCGATGGATACACGCTTCCCCACGTCGGGTCTGGGAACGATGATTCTCTCGCACGCGCACGGTGGCAACTCATCCACCCGGATGGCGATGGCGCGAGTGCGACGCTATCACACATGGAATCTGCTGCCCTATCGCGAGCGCTCACTTCTGCAGGTATTTGAGCAGGTCGCTCTCGCAGCGACAAATCACGGCTTCGATACACGCACGATGGATATTGCGAAGGACATGTATGTGAAGCTGGTGGAGCACTGTGACCGGCGAGGCATGTCCCGCACTTCTGTGGTCGCCTCATCCATCTATTCGTCTTTGAAGCAGGTGGGGCAGCCGCGCAAGCCGAAGGAGATCGCCGATATGTTCCATCTGAGCACGGCGCAATTCACGAAATCGCTGAAGTATTTCCAGGAGATTCTCTGTATGGCCCATCAGCGCGGACTGCTCGCCGGCGGACATGCAGACCCCGCGGCCATGCCTTCCACCCGCGCCTCTAACTACGTCTCCAATCCACTCAGCAAACTCCCTATTAGCCGCGAGGTGTTTCATCTGATTCGCGAACAGGCGGTTGCGCTTGCGAATGAGGTCGAGGACAAGGAGATCTGCCCCGAGAATATGCCGCCCTCGTTGGCGGCGGGAGTCATCGCATTCGTTATTCAGCGGTCTGGGAGTCTAGACCCCGATACGATTTCCTACGAGCGGATTGCAGGTGTCTGTGGAGTGAGCGAGGGGACTCTGCAGAAGTGTCTTAAGAAGCTGGAGGCGGCGGCGTCTGCGGGTCTCTTCGTGAGCTTAAAATAGGCGAACACGGTAGGACAGAATGGGCGGGATTTTCTCATTTGCAAGAAGCCCAAGTGCGGCCGAAACAAAGGTAATACTCAATAATCTGCTGAAGGAGATGTTCGCGCGAACGGATCTGATTGATCTGTATTCGCTGGCGGATCCTGAGCAGTGCAAGCGCTATATCGTGGTAGCGACGACGGCGCTCGACAAGTTATTTGTTAAGATTAAGCTCGAGCCGAAGGAGGGTCGAAATGGCACCTTCTATTTCCAGCGTATTGATGGAATTCAGAGGGCGAATCCTATGCAGGGGCAACAGGCCGAGAACTGTAAGAAACTCGCCTTCTTTTTCGTCCGGATTTTCCAGATTTACGCGGCTCTGACTATCAGTATTCTCGATACGGATTTGACGAAGGATCCGGAAGAGAAGCCGCTCGATGAAAGACAGGATAGGCTGCAGCCTGTGAGATTTCACGAGCCACCTGGAGTTCCTGGATTCAGAAAGATGGCTGCGGCTGCAGAAAGACGCGGACTCCTCGGCTATTTCGGCTTCGGTGGTAAGTTGGGCACTGCCTATGCGCTCCCTGCAGGCGACTATGCAATCTTGAATGAGTATCTTATGCAACCGACGAGTCCTGATAGCACGAGACCTCTGCAATTTGATAGAGAATCCAATCTTAGTATTCTATTTGAGTCTATATATACAGCTGATCCAGCAGTTCCAGGGAGTCGTTCACGAATAGATTTGAACTTGCCAGAAAATAAGCCGAGGGTTATGTATTCTATGCGAATCAATGATGAGCAATATAACTGCCAGGCAAAACTGATTATTACATCACATGATGAAGGAGAATTCGGAGGAGTCAATGTGAGTTTGGAGAATGTTCGTATTGGGGATATCGACGCAGGCACTTTCTCCAGAAAACTCAAGAAAATCACAGCAAATCATCTTACCCCTGTTTCCGCAAATCAAAAGGAGTTGCCCGCCGTTATTAAGGAAATGTTCAAAGAGGGCTACGAGAAAGTGACCCCCTTTTCAGCCGTCAGATTTTTGCAGAAACATGAGCTTATTAGGAGTCTCGACGGAATGGTTCCTATCGAGCGAACGGATGCCTACATCAAGAATCCAGGAGAGAATCTGGGTGAAGAGGTTCCACTTATATATTCTGGAAATATCAAGGTGAGAACTCGTGAGAGTGATACGCGCGATAGAAAAATAACTATACGTGTAGGACTCAGGATCGAAAAAGAGCCTCGCCCCAATATGGAAAAACCGCAGTTTTACAGTATCCGTGTAATATTCAAGGATATGGTAGTAGATCAGGAAGAACTCAGGGATTTGCTGCACCCCAAGGAATTCCGTGAGCGCGTATTCACTACTGGGATATCAGATTCGAATAGGCCTAGCGATGAGAAAGGGGGCTCCATTCCCTCATTTCTGCGCGATGTGTTTGATGACCTTTTCAAGGGTGTCGGTGACAGTTACACGGAGGCAGGCATTCGGTATTCTTCCAAGGGCATCCCAGAACCCTATGATTCTTCGAGGATTCCCTCGCATCTGAGAGTAAGAGAACTGTGGGGCGCTCTTGCCAGAAAACCTCCTGTCAAGGCACACTGCTCCGCTCGTGCTCTGCAGCTCCTGAGCGCGGCGGGGATAAGTGGAACTACTGGATCCAAATACAGTAGTGTCTGTCGCGTGAAATTCCCCTATATTGTCGATAGGTCTCTTCCACCGGTTGAGACTGGCAAGGCACTCACAAGCGAATACGGTATTTATGCACTGGCTACGCTATTTATAGATACTATTGAGCGCGGAACACCACAGATTACCGATGCGCAGGAGTTTAAGACATTCAGCCAGCAATTCAATGAATTCTTCCGCGGATATCAGGGGATTCCTGAACAGGCGGCCCAGAGTCTTGACACGATGCAGGACACTATGTTGCCCTTTTGCCAGGGGCATGAGAAAGATCTTATTGATCTGGGGGATGACCGTGGGACGCTGTCGCAGCTGCAGTCAAAAGTTCGGATTCTGCGTAATCGTCAGGCGCTCCATGTGCGGAGTGTAATGCTTCTCATGTTCAAGCTGTTTGATGAGCAGGCGATTAGGGCAGGGCGGATGGAATTCAATATCAATATTCTGAATGGGGGAATCGATGCGGTGAATGCATTGGCAGTAGAGGCGCGGAAACTTCTGATTGTCTATTACGGTGATTGTGAGCAGACCTATAAGGAGGGGCTTGTCCTATTGGATAGGAAACCCGAGGAATCTCTTACATGGATTCGGCGTGATTAGTAAAATTAAGCTGGAGCGGCACCGTGGAGTCGTTACAAAATGCCAAAACTACTCTGCGCTCAGGATGGATGCCGAGTTCGGCTACAGCTTTCCGCGTTTGCGTGTCGGTGCGAGAAGACATTCTGTCCTTCGCATCGGCCCTCTACAGAGCATGCTTGCCCGTTTGACTACAAGGAAAGTGCCAAGCAGATTCTCTTGAAGACGATGAGCACTAGTATTATAGCCAAGAAGGTGGATGTTATTTAGGGGGCCTGGTCGCGAGCCGCTGCAGGCTTCGCGCCGCTTCCCAAAATTGACGCGCCTCCCCGCCCCCTAGGTAGCACAGCACAGAATGGACTACTCCCTCAGTATCCGTATGATCCGTAACGGCGCCGATTCCACCCAGGACGACAAGATCACCATCAAGCGCGTGGATGGAAATGTCTTGGTAGATTACTACGATGCCCGCTCTAAGTCCAATACCTCTACTAAGCTTCTTCTGACCAGGACCGCCCTGAGCAGCTATATCAAGCATCTATGTGTTCTGTTCGCAAACGACGCTGAGCCTTATGAGGAGATGCAGATTAACTACCCTGGCTTCCCCTGCTTCATGGTGACACAGAATACTATCGTAAATATCTATACAAGAGAGACACTGCTGGAGTGCGCAAATATTGTCTCTGAGTCCTGGTTCTCTGATTTCCCCGAGGGCTGCGAGTGCGAGTGCTAAGCCCGCTTGAAATAATCAAGATATAACTTAACAATACTAGGCGACCAACGCCCCATCATTTTTGTTGTCTCTGGATTGAACCAGTCAATCGCATCTTTTTCGCGCTGATCCGCGCGGAGCCGCATGAATTCCTCACGATTCTCCTCAATCCATGCGAACCTCTCCCAGGCCCCCTCCAGTTGTGCAGGATGTGCATATCCGGAAAAGATATGATACTGAAAATAGGTATTGGGTGGAAAATCCGGCTCCACACTCTGAATGGCGAGACCCGTATAGGTCAATTCGCGCACGTTGGCGATCTTAGCCTCTTCAAAGACTTCGCGGCGCATATTCTGCCTGAGCAGATGCTCTATAGAGCGGTCACCCTTGCCGGCATCCTTTGCCTCCATCTGCCCCTTCGGAGGTTCCCAGCTCGCCTTGCTCGCGGCTCCGTCGGTGCGCTTCACTACGATGAATCTGTCGGGCTGGAAGGGCTTATAGAGTTCGTGGATGAAGCAGGCGGCTCGGAGATAGACTCGCCAACCCTCGGTAGGATGCTCCACGTAGAAGTAGCGTTTGGAGGGAGCATAGGGAAGGCGCTCGGAGCCTCGGATGAGGCCGGGCTGAAATACGTCGAAGATCTTGTCCTTGTCAGAGACAATATGCGGAGCCATTGGATTGCTCTACATGGCTAGACCCTTTTCCTTCTGCACGTTTTTCCCCGCGTGGAGGTCGAACATCCACTCCTGTGGCTGCGGAGTTCCTTGCAGAGGGAATCATAGGTCGTGCTGTTCAGGAGCTCCAGCTCCTTCTCGAGATGGCGCCGGATGGTCCAGAGATATTTGAGACATTCTGCGCGGCAGATTGGAGGGCCGGCGGCGCGGACGGCCTGGCGCCAGGCGGCGGACCATTCTGGAAATGGAAGTGTGTGCGGCAGAAGATCCCAGAAACGGTTGTAATAGGGGAGACGTTCCTCTGGGCTCATGAGATTCCATTGATTCAGTTCAAGATCTGTGAGCCCCTCCTTCGGAGGATGATCCTTGATGGCAACACTGGACTTTGTCTGGCGGCTCAGAGGATGGGCTTCCGCAATAGAAAAGAGGAACTCCCATCCTTCAAAATGGGTGCGAGAGCAGCCGGCTGCCAGACGTTCGGAGTAGATTCGCTTCACGGACTGGAAGGGGGGATCGGGCTCCACGTGAAGACGTTGTCCGCGGAGTTTTGCATTCACGTCGTTGTGAATTCTCCAGAGCCATTTTGGGAGAGCGGAGGGGTTACTAGGAACGGGATCGGCCGCGATGTATTCGGAGAGACTTTGGCGACAGTATTTGCATGGGAGAACGTAGGGGAGCATTTCAAAGAGGGCGTGAATGTGGTTGTAGCGTGTGGGAGTTGCTGCAAAACTGATCAAGTGTAGGAGGCGCCATCCAGACGGCCCCCAGTAGCGGGTGTCCATGACTCTTAAATTATCATCGGCTTTTTACTAGATACAACCGGAGCTTAGAAAGCAGTGGTTGTATAGAGTTTTAAAGAAGACCTACATACTATTCCCGAGCCTTGAGCGGCACTGGCAATAGTATGCTCACATACTATTCCCGAATCCGGACATACCCAGTGGCGCGAGGAAGGGGCGAACCGGAGAGGAATCCACCTCTTGAGCCTTGCACTTGACGGTAGTCTGTGGGCAGACAGCGCGTGGGCAAGGTGCAGCCGCCGGACACACGGTGGGTGGCGGGCATTTGACCTCGGGGCAGCGAGGACGAGGGCAAGGAGGGCAATCGCCGCACTTGGACCTGATATCCTCGCTAGTGTCAATAATAATAGGCTGCTGCTTAGGAATAGAGCTCTTCAGCACATACTGAGAAAGATCAGGCACAGGTGGGCACTCAGTCTTCAGCATATAGTTCGCCATGTCGGGGCAAGTGGTAGGAGGAGGAATACTAGTCTTGAGCACATACTTGGATAAATCAGGCACGGGAGGGCACACTGCAGAGGCGCTATTAGCGTGGTCCGGGCAGGGGAACTTGCCACCACAATCGGAGCAGCTTGGATAAGAGTTCTGAAATCCCTCATTTCTGGACCGCTTGCAAACAATATATGTCACAACACATCCGGCTACAAAGGCTAATACTGTCATTTGTGTTGCTGAAAGGCGCATATGACCCACTCTAAAGATATCCTAGCAATTTAAGTTGCTCACTGACTTTCAGTTTAGGACCTCCAGCCAGGCCATGTGAGTGGAGGACAGCCGCAGAGTTCGGGAATACTTGGGTCATATATAGTGGCCAGACGCGTGCAGACCATCTTTGTATAGCCGCGCCAGGAGAAATTCGCATGATTTGCAGATTCTGCATCGGCGAGACATCCAAAATCATTAGGATTCATTCCTCTTCCGCGTATCTGATTGCAAATATCTGTTGAACGGCGCCGCCAGTCAAGGGGGGAAGCCCCGCTAGCGGCCGTATGAGCATCCACCATGCTTCCTCTGCCTCCTGTGGAAGCACCTCTGCCTCCACGAGCTCCGCCCACCGATACCGATGAAGGTGTCATACCAGTCATATCCTTGATAACGGATTCAAATAGTCCGCGATATGCAGATGAACCAGAAATATCAAATGGCGCGAGTGTGCCTGGAGTGGATGCTGCTACGTAGCGTGCATCTGCCATGCCCTTTGCGTAGTTTTTGGCGATATCCTGCTCAGCCTTACCCTTGTAGTTAAGCGAAACATCCCAAGAAAGATTATTCAGGAAGGTCTTGCCATAGTTCGCCATTAACTGCTCGGCAATTTGAGCACCACTGATATCGCCGGCGGAATAGGTGGAAAAGAGGTTGCTGAGCCAAGTATTTCCACCAAAGAGTCTTATAATATCTGGCAGGGCCGAGTTAGGATTACTTAAAGCAGGAAGGAAGGAGGCAATATCGGATTTCATCAGAGGAATATTGGATAAAAGCATCGCACCGCTCGTGACTTTTGCGATTAAATCATCCACGGCATTCTTGATTGTTGTCATAGTATTGATACGCGACTTCACGAGGAGATCTGTTGTGCCAGAAGATTGCAGGCGGAGAATCTCTATATTGATACGGAGGCTGAGATTCTGAAGATCTGCGAGAGTGACATCGGACTTGCCTGGAGATCCACTGCCTTTGCTACCACCAGACCCTGAGCCGGATCCAGAGCCCGAGCCCGAGCCCGAGCCCGAGCCTGAGCCCGAGCCCGATCCTGAGCCCGAACCACTCGACTGGAATCCCTCCTGGCGCCCCCCGAAGAAATATCCATACCAGCCACCCACATTAGCCCCATTCTGAAATCCTTCAGGAGGCATCGGGCCACCACTCATAGAATTTACAGACTGCCTCCATTTCTTTTGAAGATAGCCGAGATTGGCGTCAATACCATCAAGGTCCTCGGTGGTTAAACTGCTCTCAAGACCAGGATTCTTCTTCAATGTATCAAGCTCATCCTTCACTCGCCTCATATCACTGCGCGCGGTTGAGAGAGGTAGTTGCACGGAAGGATCGCCTATTTTCTTCAGACCTGTCGCCTCATTCGTAAAAAATCCGACCAACGATTCATATACGCTTTGAATACGTCCAACTTTCGCCTTCTGCATGGCAGGATCGGTGGCCGGCTGAGTATTTACTGAGGCACTCTGACCGGGAGGAGGCGCCAGCAGCGACGTGCTTGGTGGGGCAAATGGCTGGATAGCTCCATCTACAACTGTCTGATACCGCGGCGAGATGAGCGGTATAGCGGGCTCAGGATTTGCTCTTTCGGAGCTCATATCGCCGCCCTGAAATCCATCTATCGCTGGTGGAAATGACCAGACAACAATGCCTATTACCAGTAATACTAAAAAGAAGAGTAACCCCTTCATCTTTCTAGTGTCAGTATGGAAAATACGTCTATCTCATAAAAGCCGAGACTTCGTCGACGAGCCCCCTCTTTCCCAGATGGAACTCCTTGGACTGCTCCAAAGAGGCTGCAGTATAAGGGTTCTGATAGCTCTGAAAGTCCTCTTTCAGACCCTGAAAGTCCTCTTTCAGAGTCGCCGTATCGGCTAATCTGCTGAGGCCAAGAGAAAATGTCTTCTTTTGCGACAGCGACGGCTGATTATAGGGATTCTGGTAACTTTGAAAGTCATCTTTTACAGAATCCGACTGATTCTCCTCCCGTAAGACAAAAGCAATAATGAATATCCATACTACAAGAAGGATTGCCCCTATTTCATTCAATTCCATATCCGTCCTACAGTTGATTCGCAAAATTGATATACGCACCCTATACGGTAACAGCAACTATGCTTACTTCACGCCATACACAGGATTCCAAACAAGAGGCTGGTATTGACGAAGCCGGGCGCGGATGTTTATGGGGGCCTCTCATTGCGGCGGCAGTTGTTTGGCCAGAGGAATCGGCCTGGTCCGAAGAAGTGAGAGCAATCTCGCTCCGTATCAAGGATTCCAAGAAAATCTCTGCGAAACAGCGGGCGGTGCTGGAGGAGGGTATCAAGAAGCATGCGGTGGCATGGGGAACGGGTCGGGTCGAGGCGGCGGAGATCGATGCCATCGGAATGACAAAGGCGAACCGGCTCGCATTTACTCGAGCACTCGCGGCCATTCCGCGACCGGATAGAATCATCGTAGATGGGATTATCAGTGTCCGCGCCGACGGGATCGAAGAGATTCTGGAGCCGCAAGCAGATGGAAAGTATTTGTCCGTCGCGGCGGCCTCTATTATCGCGAAAGAGGCCCATGACACTATTGTTAAGGAAATCTGCTCGGCCGATCCCGCTCTGCATGAGCGATACGGGCTGTTGAGCTCGAAAGGATATGGAACGGCGAAGCATCGGGGTGCCATACAGGAGCACGGAATGCATGCAGAGCATCGCCGCTTATTTCTCCGCAAACTGCTGGGCTTGGAGCACACAGTTAGTGTAGAAAATCGGGAGGATGACTGTCTTATCTGCGACGAGTAGATGCTTTCTTAGGAGCCCTACCTTTACGTGTGGAGGCATGATGCCGCGCACGGGTCTTGAGTGGTTGTATTTCACCATTTGGCAGTCTTATAAAATAGACCTGTTGTTTATTCACTTCGGTCACGTATATTTGTCCAGAGTAGGGACGATCAAGATAGACTTTTTCGCGTGATCGGCTGCCCCCCATTTGTTCGGCAGTTCCGATTTCTTCAGGATTATTCTCTAAAGAGGCATTGTAATTCTCTGCAGGCACATTTTCTGCAGGCACATTCTCTGCAGGCACATTCTCTGCAGGCACATTCTCTACAGGCACATTCTCTGCAGGCACATTCTCTGAAGGCAGAATCCCTTCTTCTGGACTTCCTTGTATAATTTCACCCGTTACACCGGCATTGCCTATTTTTTTTTGAGCAGGCTGCGTGCCTACTTTTGTTTTAACAACTTCCTTGATTTTATCTAAAAGCTCATTTTGAGACCCTTTTATATCGGAAGCTGCGCTGGTTAGAGCGGTTTGAAGAAGATTTAATTTATCAGTTAAATCTGAAACTAATGGATGCCTTTCTATTAGATCATTTATAGCGGATTCGTCCAGAGACATTGTAACTACCCTTTAGTATTGTATTAGAATTTATATCTTGTTTGCCGGACACAATAGGCGCATGATGTCTTAGAGAACAACTATCTCCTCCTACGTGTAAGTTTAGATGATTTACTCTTAGACTTCTTAGAATATCTTAGTCTTCCACCCGATTGTGGAGCACCGTAACCATCGCCATAGGCTGGGGCACCATAGCCTGGGGCACCATATGCCGGTGCTTCAGGAGCTTCAGGAGCTTCAGGTTCTTCAGGAGCTTCAGCTGCTTCAGGAGCTTCAGGAGTTTCAAGTTCTTCAGGAGCTGCGGCTGCAGAAGCCTGGCCCAAAGCCGCCTGAATACTGGGAGGAGGATCCCAGAATGTCTCTGTAGTAGCCTTAATGTAATAGAATGGTATTTTGTATGTTGAATCCATATACTCTGCAATAGAATCTGGCAGACTCATATTGTTTATTGGAACACTTTTGCTGGTAGGAGTAGCGGGAGGATTGGGGTGATCCCAAGTAATCTCTGAAGTGGATGCATTATAGAAGTAATATGCACCAGTCACAGGATCCTTATATTTACTCCAGCCGCCAGATAAAGTAACATCAGGAATAGCCTTATTTCCTACCTGTGTAGGATTGGGAGGAGGGAAAGGAGAATCCCAGGAAGATTGCTGTGATGAACTATCCACATAGAAATATATGCCATTTACGGAATCAAAGTATTTCTGCCAAGGGGCACCAATGTATGGCACTGATACAAGATAATCAGTAGATTTTACACCGATTTGGGATCCTGATGGGGAAGAAGGGTCGCCACCCTTCAGTAAGCGACCACCCTTCTTTCTGCGGCCACCCACCTGTCTGCGACGAGTAAATCCAAGTGAGCTTCGAACAGCTGGTGTGACATTCGGTATAACAGTTCCTGAAGACGTAATAAATACATGTTTCTTCAGCACTGGATCCCACTCTATTGACGCACCCTGGGGCAAGGCTACAGGTAGAACACGAACTACGGAAGGTTTCAGCCTAGCACGATAATCTAACATTTGTTTGGCAGCAGAAGCCTGCGCCATCTGGATAGCAGCCACCTGGGCTGCCGATGCCCGCGCTTCCGATGCCTGGGCCGCCAACGCCTGGGCCGCCGACGCCTCTGCTGCCTGTCTGTCCTGAAATGCCCGTGCTTCAGATGCCCTAGCTGCGGATGCTGCTGCTGCTTCCGCCGCCGCCACTGCGGCGGCTTCTGCTGCTGCTTTCACTATGGCAGCATTCTCTGCGACTTTCTTATCCGCTGCAACCTTTGCCTTAGATGCTTCTGCCGCCGACGCCGCGGCAGCAGAAGCAGCAGAAGCAACTTGAGCCGCCGACGCCTCCGCTGCCGATGCAGCCGCAGCCCTCTGAACCGCTTCAAGTTGTGCTGCGTCTGCACGTGCATTGGGTGCTTTATTTGCAGCCTTCTGTGCCGAGATCGCAATATTGGCCGCATTATATGCCATACTACTCGCAACTTCCTGTATGCTCGATGCCTGGATAGCTTCTTGTTGAGCCGCTGAGACTGTCTGAGCAGCCACCTGAGCGGCTCTTCTATTTGCATCTGCCTGGGCCTGTATAGATGCTCGAATCGTTGCTGCATCGGCGGCTGCCTTATCTAACTCGGCCTGAGCGGCAGAGGCTTTGGCACTGAATTCCCTATATGCAGCCTCGGAAGCCTGGGCAGCAGAGGCGCGTTCCGCCGCCTCCAGATCGGCAGCGGTCTTAGCGGCAGATGCCCGAAATGCCTCTTCAGCCGCAATCCTGTTAGCCTCTGCCTGTGATGCTTGTGCTCGGGATGCTGCATCCTGTTGTGCCTGGTATGCCGCTCTGGATGCTTGAGCTGCTGCCTCATCTGCTACTTTCTTCTCAGCCAAGGCCTTAGAAGCTGCTACATCTTTTGCTATCTGTGCATCCGCGACGGCCTTGATAGCGGCAGCAGAGGCTGCGGATGCCTGGGCAGCGGCTGCCTCTGCTGCCGCATCCGCCGCGGCTTTATCTGCAGCTTCCTTCGCAGCAGATGCCCGTGCAGCAGATGCTCGTGCCGCAGATGCCTCTGCTATAGCCGCTTGGTCGGCAGCCTCCTTGGCGGCAGATGCCCGCGCAGCAGATGCCTGGGCGGCAGATGCCTGTTCAGCCGCGGCTGCAGCAGCGGCAGCCGCGGCGGATGCGGCCGACGCCTGTTCCTGTCTCGTCAGATTTTCAGAAGCCTCCGCAGCAGCCTTCTTCTCGGCCGCCAGTCGGGCTGCCGCCTCTGCAGCAGCTTGGGCAGCCACCGCTTGAGCTGCCGCTTCAGCAGCTGCCGCATCTGCAGCAGCCTTTGCCGACGATGCCCGCGCAGCCGATGCCTGCGCAGCCGATGCCTCTGCCGCAGATGCTCGTGCAGTAGATGCCTGGGCCGCGGCCATCTGTTCTGCTGCAGCATGGGCCGCGGAAGCCTCTTCTGCTGCTTTGGCTGCAGACGCATCGGCGGCTGCCTGTGCCGCTGATGCCTGGGCTGAAGATGCCTGAGCGGCTGCGAACAAGGCCATCCGCTCTTCATGCTCAGCCTGCTGCAGTGCCGCCTCTTTTGCAGCATCTTCAGCAGCCTTCGCATCCGCGATCGCCTTTGCTATAGCAGCACTGGCAGCTGCCTCTGCTGCAGCCGCCTGGGCCGCAGATGCCTGAGCCGCGGATGCCTCTGCTGCAGCTGCCTCTGCCGCGGATGCCTGGGCCGCAGATGCCTGTGACGCAGCCATTCGGGCCGCTGATGCATCTGCTGCTACCTGCGCCGCTGATGCATCCGCCGCTGCCTTGGCTGCAGATGCCCTATCTATAGCGACCTGAGCCGCGGAGGCCTCAGCTGCAGAAGCCTGAGCCGCCGACGCCCGTTGAGCCTTGATCCGATCTGCGATAGCCTTTGCCTCTGCTTCCTCATTTGCCGCCTTCTGCGCGGCAGCCTCTGCCGCTGCCTGTTGCGCTAATATCTGCTTTATTCTTGCAGCACTCTCCTTTTGTGCCTGGGCCGCCGAAGCATCTGCAGCTGCCTGTCGAGCAGCCTGATCAGCCGCCAACTGCGCGGCAGAGGCCTGTGCCGCAGAGGCCTCCGCAGCCGACGCCTGTTGCGCCATCAACTGAGCGGCCGATGCCCGTTGCGCAATCAGCTGAGCGGCTGATGCCTCAGCTGCAGACGCTTGGGCTGCAGCCTCTGCTGCCTGCTTATCCGCAGCCGCCTGTGCGGCGGAAGCCTGGGCAGCCGACGCCTGTGCCGCAGAGGCCTCTGCTGCCGCTGCCCGTGCTGCGGAAGCCTGCGCGGCCGATGCCTGCTTCAAAGCTTCTTCCGCGGCCGCCGCATCTGCAGCAGCCTTTGCCGCTGACGCATCCGCAGCAGCCTTTGCCGCTGACGCCTCTAACTGCTGCGCCTTCGCCGCTGAGGCCTGATCAGCCGCCGCCTGTGCCGCTGATGCATCTGCAGCCGATGCGGCGGCTGCCGATGCCCGGGCAGCCGATGCCCGCGCTAATGCCTCTGCTGCTGCCGCATCTGCGGCAGCCTGTGCGGCCGATGCTCGGAGTTCCTCTGCAGCTGCAGAAGCCTGTGCGGCCGATGCCATCGCCGCCGACGCCTCTGCTGCGGATGCCTGAGACGCCTGTATGCGTGCCATAGATGCCTGCTGAGCCGCCGCCTCCGCCGCGGCCTTATCGGCCGCTAGTTGCGCCGCTGACGCCTGTGCGGCAGATGCCTGCGCTGCCGAGGCATCTGCAGCCGCCTTATCGGCTGCTGCCTTTGCAGCCGAGGCCTCCTGGATTTGCCGCGCCTGTGCCGCGGATGCCTCAGCCGCCGCTTGATCCGCGGCTGCCTGTGCCGCAGAAGCCTGTGCCGCAGAAGCCTGTGCAGCGGATGCCTGAGCTGCAGCCGCCTGTGCCGCCGAGGCCTGTGCCGCCGCCGAGGCCTGTGCCGCTGCCTCTGCATTAGCAAGTTCTTGTGCCAACTTTGCCGCCGATGCATCAGCCTCTGCCTTGGCCATAGAGGCCTGTGCCGCTGACGCGTCTGCCGCGGATGCCCGTTCAGCAGCCAGCTGTGCAGCCGATGCATCAGCCGCAGAGGCTCGTGCTGCAGATTCCTGTGCTTCTGCAAACCATTTCATCTGCTCTGCACGCTCAGCCTCTACCTGTGCCGCATAGTCGGCAGCCGCCTGGAGATCGGGAGGAAGATTCCAGAATGTCTCCGTAGTAGCAGGATTGTAATAATATTCTACCTTGTAGGTTGAGTCAATATACTTCATTATTCCCAGTGGCAGGCTTGAATTCGCTACGGGAACGCTGGTAGTAATAGGAACAGCAGGAGAATTAGGGTGATCCCAAGTATTTTCGGAGGTTGAGGGGTTCAAGAAATAATACGCCCCAGTAGCTGCGTCCTTATATTTACTCCAACCACTCGGCAAAGCAGGATCGGAGTATGTCTCTGCTCCAGGTGCGGGATTAGGAGGTGGAAACGGGGAGTCCCATGTAGAATCTCCAGTCTCCGTATTTACGTAGAAATACACCCCAGCAATGGAGTCAAAATACTTCTGCCAAGGTGCCGATACATATGGAGCATTAACGGCAAAATCTGTCGCTGTTATGAGTGTGTGGGATCCAGATGCTCCACCCTGCTGCAGCGCACGAGAACCAGATGTTTCGATACGCTGAGAGGGATTAATCATAGGTAATACGGTTTTACCATTTGCCCCCATGAGAACGTGCCTTTCTGCTTCGGGATTCCACTTAACTTTCGCGCCACTTGGGAGCACTACAGGGAATTTAATTGTCGAATTAGTAAAAGGAATCGCACCACCCGCGTGACCGTGCCGCTTATTTTTTAAACTAGAGGCTTTGCTGCGGCTCTTACGCAAAAGCTTTCTTGTTCCGGTCATCTAGTAATTCGCACGACTTTTATACTGGCTTTTTTGCCACGTCCATCCGGGGAGCCATTACATAGAATGCTTGATATATATCTATAAAGGTATATATCAAGCACAGTCTTGATTATGTAATTTAATGACGTCTTACATGACGGCTCTTCCTGCGATTACGACGCGTCTTCTTGTTGCGGCGATTCCTCGCCGTGCGACGGCCCCCGCTTGTGAATCCGAACATACGTTTAATCCTTCCAAAAAAGGTATTTCCTGCCGCGCCACTGACCGCACCAGTAACGGCGCCAGAAACAGCAGTAGGAGGAGCTACAGGAGGAGCTACAGGAGGAGCGGGTGCAGACATTCTTATACTAATCTGAGATTATTCGGCTAGGAAACGCCTAAACACCCGCTAAGAATATTTAGTAGATGTCCAACAAGACCACTATCATCTATAATAAGTCGAATCCCTTCGGACTCTCGAAGGATGTTGATGCGATTACACAGTCACTGGGTGCCCTCGGCGGCAAAATCTTGTATGCGGATCCTATGGAGCCACCCCACCAGACGGATATTGCCATTCATCTCGAGATTCCCGCCTACGCCTGGATGCCCTGGGCGACGCAGAATGTTCTGATGGTGAATCCAGAGTGGTTCCGACCGGCGTGGATTCCCTACATGCACCGCTTTACCGCCGTTGTGTATAAGGACCCCTATTCCGCCGAGGAGGCCGTCAAGGCCGGCCATGTCACGGCTGAGCAGGTCCGTGTCGTGCCGTGGGGCTGTCCTGAGCCTACTGCTAGCCCAGCTGCAGCCAAGGGTAACAAGAATACCGGTTTCGTATGGTTTCTTGGAAATTCCACGAATAAGCGCGCATATGTCCCCACTCTCGTGTCGCACTGGCGTGAAGAGTATCCCCCCCTTCGTATTTATTCTGTAATGCCGGTGGATATGTCGGGAGTCGTCGTGCCTTCCAATGTCCGTTTCGAGGTCCGCGACCTGGATAAGCAGACTCGGGAGGGTCTCTCCAGATTCTTTCGGGGTCATATCGGCTGCTCTCGCGCAGAAGGCTTCGGCTATATCGCAGCGGAGGCCGAGTGGAACGGCGCCTTCACGATTCTCAATGATCTAAACTGCTACCGGGCAGACTACGCAGGCCAGGATGGAGCCTACTTCTTGACACCCGAGGGACTCGACGGAATCATGACTGCGTTTGAGAGCACGGACTTCGATGCACTGGCTCTCAGACGAACCACCCGGGCCACTGCACGCTGGGCCGCCTTTCTCTGCCGCTTCGCGGCTGTTATCAGTGGTCTCCCTAAACATTCTATGATGCTGCCGCTGCTACCACCCATTCTTATGCCAGAGGACTGCCCACCCATTTCCATCGTCACTCTTTTGTATAATCGTCGCCGATTCTTTGATCTCGCCTGCCACAATATCATGATGTCCGATTATCCGAAGGACAAGATCGAGTGGATCATTGTGGAGGATTCCGATAATCCTATGGAGGACGCCTCGGATAAGATCGTTCCTGTAGCCGCGGCGTCGGATCCTCTGCGGATTGTCTATGTGCCTTTGAAGAAAAAGACATCGGTGGCGGCCAAGCGCAATATCGGGGTCCAGAAGGCAACGGCGGCTATTGTGCTCATGATGGACGACGATGACCATTATCCCGCGACGAGTTTCAGACGCCGCGTGGCCTGGCTGACCAAGCACCCATGGGAGCCCAAGGCAGTCGCAGCGACGACGATTGCATGCTATGATCTCATGCGAGGGATCAGTGCAGTCAATGTTCCACCTATGGATATTCCTCTCGGCCAGCGTGTCTCGGAGGCAACGCTGGCTTTCTACAAGACGTGGTGGGAGGAGAGGGGCTTCCCCGTGGCAGTGCAGGTGGGCGAGGGCGAGGAGTTCGTCGCAGGACGCGAACGCGATGTGCTGGAGATTCCGCCCCAGCAGATTATTGTCGCGTTTAGTCACGGAAAGAACACGAGCAGTAGGCGGATCCCTGGAGAGGCCGATACGAAGCCGGGATGTTTCTGGGGGTTTCCGCCGGAATATTTGAAATTCGTGCACGAACTCGCAGGAGTGAATGTCGTGCATGAATAGTATATTAAGAAATGGATTTAATCACCACGATACCCTAGCTGACTTTAATACTTCTTCTCCTCCTCAAAGTCCTCATCAACCTTAAATCCCTCATATGTCAGCCTCTTCACCGCCTTGTAGGTAAAATGGAGAACAACCGCGAAGACCAGGCCGTGCACGACGGCGACGGTCAGCTTGCCGCCATTGGGTGGCAGCCTCAGGAGAACACCAGGGGTCAGCAGCACGAAAAGGAGCACAACATACAGACTTGTGTAGAGATACATTTGTATATTCGGGGGGAAGAAAAATATTTGGATCTACGTATGATTATAAATACCGGTTCGCATTAGCCTTAGCCTTCTCAGCCCGAGCGGCAGCCTCAGCGGCCCTTTGAGAAGCCCTCATAGCAGCAGCCTCAGCAGCCGCCTGCTGAGACTTCCTAGCAGCAGCCTCCTGCTGAGCCCTCTTAGCAGCAGCCTCCTGCTGAGCCCTCTTAGCGGCCTCCTGCTTAGCCCTCATAGCGGCCTCCTTCTCCTGCCGAGCCCTTACAGCCTCCTCCTGCCGAGCCTTTCTAGCAGCCTCCTGCTGAGACTTTACAGCAGCCTCCTGCCGAGCATACTCCTCATTAGCCCTTTTAATAGCCTGCTGCCTTTCAGCCTGCGCGGCCTTCCTATCGGAAGCCGCATCGAACCCCTCGGTGGTCATCCTCCGCACAATCCCATAGGTGAAATAGAGAATAGTCGCGAACACTAGACCGTGCACAATCGCCACAGTCACCTTGGAGCCACGCTTGGGTAATGTCAAAAGCACGCCAGGAGTCAGAGCAACAAAAAGAGCCACAACATACAGACTAAACAGGAGGTTCATTTATATTCGGGGGCTAGATTTTTATGAAGAGCAATAATTTTGATTTTATTTATATACATCTAGCACCTATCACTTTGTATTAGAAGAAAATAAAAGGCTTTTTAGCAAAGGGATTCTTGTAAGGATTATAAAAGATAGATGGTCTAAAATTCTCCTCCTCCTCAATCTCCTCCTCAATCTCCTCCTCAATCTCCTCAGCAAACCCCTCATATGTCAGTCTCTTTACCGTCCTGTAGGTGAAATACAGAACAGTCGCGAACACCAGACCGTGCACAACCGCAACAGTCAGCTTGGAGCCACCCTTGGGCAGTGTTAAAAGCACGCCAGGAGTCAGAG